CGGGGCGAATGTCCAAATGAAGGAAGGTTCGGTCGGCCCGAACTGCGACACCGACCCGGTGTATGCCCAAATCAAGGCGCAACTGAAAGACCGGGAAGAACTGCTGAAGCTCGCGTTCAAACAAGCGGGGAAAGCGATGATCACCGATCCGACCACGGGCGAAGAAATCCCGATCTGCGAACCAAAGGCCACCAAAGGAAGCATCGCAATTACATTCAAATGAGCCAACAAACCGCATTGGAGTGGGTAATCCAGGAATTACGACTCCGTGAATTTGAAAAGATGGAAATCCGCAGGGGTGAAACTCGCTTTACTGACATCCTTGAGAAAGGTCTTGCGATGGAGCAGGAGCAATGCCACGAATCGTACCATCGGGGTCTGCAAGATTGTTCTGAAGTTGAGCCATCGGGTGCTGAGTAAATCACTCATTAACCCAAAAAAACAAACCTATTGAATTGAATATCCATCAAAAATCAAAACCCCAAACCAATGAAAAAACTCTTATTCATCCTCCTCCTGCTCACCTCCTGCGTTGCCGAAGACCAACCAACGCCCTACGAATACCGCGTGACCGGCACATCGGGCAACTACTCCGTCACCCTGCAAAACGCCTACAACAACCTCCAACAATTCGGAGGGGTGGGCAATGGATGGTGGTACAAGTGGACGCAGACCGGAACAAGGTCACTCTACATCTCGGCCCAGAACAACAACGCTTCTGGGAGCGTGACCGTTGAAATCGTCCGTGGCGGTCGGGTCGTTGCATCCAACACCTCGTATGGTGGCTACACCATTGCGACAGTTTCGGGCAGATATTAATTCTTTAACCAATTAACCCCAAACCAATGAACAAGAACGATTTAAGAAAATGCAAAATTTACTATAAAGGCTTTGGAGAAAAAAACTTGTATTCAGATGGAGAGTATTACTTCCATTCTTGGTCTCAACAGGGCAGAGTGCAAAGGCATCCCGATTATTCATCAGGGGATTCAACCTTCGTTGAGGTCTTTGCGATTGTTGAACACATTGAGTCTGGCAAGGTTGAAGAGGTTAGCCCTGCGTCCATAACCTTTATCAGTTAACCAATGCTTAACCCCGAATTTACCTTTTCACCAACTTGGTGGAGGCTCTCCCGACTTGGGAAGGAGCCAAATGTCATCCGCATTGCGGCCTTGGACTTCTTCTGCGACTACACCGCAAACGAAGGCAAGATGAGCGTAAACGAAGCCCTTACCATCCTCGGAGAACCCGTTTTGGAAGCCTTAATCGGTAACGAAACGCTCGTTGTGGATGGCGAAAACATCCGCATTCCCTACCTTGATTCGCAGAAAAAAACCAAAATTGAGCAAATAAGATTATATATAGATAATTATAAAGATATAGATAACTATATTACTATCAGAGGGAGAGATAAGATAGATAGGGATGATAGAGGGGGTATGGGGGAGAAAGAAGGGAAAGAAAGAAAAGAGAGGGAGACAACCTTGGAGGGTAGAAAGCGCAGAGGCTCCATCTACGACCACGACCAAATGCTCCAAATGTTTGAAGGCTTTTGGGAATACTACGACAAGAAGGTCGGCAAGGACAAAGCGATGGTCGCTTGGTTCAAGCTGACGGACGAGGAGGTGGAGAAAATCAGAAATACCCTTCCCGCTTATTTAGAGGCTCACCACGAGAAGAAGTACCGCAAAGACCCGGTAAGATACCTTTCGCATAAAGCGTTCAATGACGAGCCTGTAAATGCGTCAGAGAGGCATTCACAATTTAACCAATCCAAAACCTATGAATCAACCCCAATCAAGCATTACGCCCCTGAGTCCGGAATTGTACGCTGAGTACCAGGATCGGATGCTCGGCATCCTTATCTGCGAAATCCTCAAGCCGGGTGACATCGTCCTGCAACTGCGGGAGGAATACTTTGAGGAAGGGAAGCGCAGGAATGTCTTTCGGGCCATTCGTGAACTTCGCAAGGAGGAGGTTCCCATCAACACGCTGACCGTCCACCAGAAGTGCAAGGCTCTCAACTTTGGCATTGACCCGGTGTACTTGGCTACCATTGACAACGGCCTTTACACGGCAGACGGGTGGAAGCACTACCGGTTTGAACTGCACCAACGCTTCGTGCAGAGTCGCATCCACGAAATCAAGGTGGAGTTCTTGAAGCATCAAGATGTGGACAAACTCTACAACGAGATGCAGGAGATTCGTTCCCTTGACCCCGATCCGATTGCTACGGAGGCCCACGAATTGCTTGTGGGCTATATGATGGAATTGGACTCCATTCTTTCGGGTCGGAAGCCAAGTCGCATCACGCCCACCTACCACCCCAACACCGACCGCCTTATCACCGGTTTCAAGCCTTCCGAGTTCATCATTTTGGGAGGCAGACCTGCGATGGGAAAGACAACCCTTGCGGTGCAGTACGCCTTGAACCAAGCCCTTGCCGGGCGAGCGGTGGCCTTCTTCACGATGGAGATGTCCACCGACCAATTAATGACCCGACTTGTCAGCAACCTTTCGGACATTGATGGCGAAGCGTTCTTGGACGCGCAGAACCGCATCACCCCGCAGGACTTTCAGCAGATGGGCATTGCGGTGGACAAGGTGAAGAATGCGCCCCTGCACATCGTTGACATCCCTGGGGCAGATCCTGGAAGGATTGAGTTGGAGTTAATGAAGCTCATCAAAACCCACAAGATTGAGGGGGCGTACATTGACTACCTTCAGTTGATTTCGGCCCTTCCCGAAGACCGTAGCAAAGCGAGGATTGAGCAGGTTACCAACATCTCCAAGTACATCAAGGCGATATGTAAGAGGCTGAATATATGGCTCTGCGTTGTGTCTTCGTTGTCGCGGAATGTGGAGCAGAGGGAAAGCAAGAGGCCCAAGATGAGCGATTTGCGTGAAACGGGGCAGTTGGAGTTTGATGCCGACAAGATTCTGTTCGTGTTTAGGCCGTCCGAGTATATGGATGATTCGGATTACAACAAAGAGGAGTTGAGGGATGTTATGGAAATCCTATTTCGCAAGAACAGGAATGGCAGTATCGGTACTGCAATGGCTAAAGTTCAATTACAATACACAAAAGTGTTGGAATTTAGTGGAGATATACCTACCTTTGAGGAGAAGATTGCAACCAAAAAAGCCCCATTCTGATGAGCCACATTCTTGAACAAATAATTGACCGATACCCGGATGAGTCCTTCTTGAAAGCCAGAGGGCTTAATAGAGCCATTATCGGTGTGGATGAGGCATCAATGAGGCTTGTTTACTCGGTGAGTAAGTGCATCGCCATTTTGTGCAACGATTTGACCATTGAAGAAGCCATAGAGTATTTTGAGTTCAATGTTCGCGGAGCTTATGTCGGAGAAAAAACCCCCATCTGGTGTGAAGATGATTTTGACCTATGAAATACGCAGGAATGTGTCCAGAACACGGATTGATAGCACACGATGCTCCAAAGGCAATGCTTGACATTAAGACCGGGCCATACTGCCCATACTGTGGTAAACTCGTTTTGGTTCTGAAAACGGATAAAAAGAAGAAGAAATAGAAATGGAACACAAAGTTGGCTTGATTGAAAACAAGATGGTGGAGAACATCATCTCGGTGGTTGCGTCCTACTTCAGCATCACTCCAGAAGAGTTGCAGAAGAAGACTCGCAGGGCCAACATCGTCCACGCCCGGCAGATCTGCACCTTCCTCATCCGCAAGTACACCAGAATTAGCAAATTGTCTTTGGGACGAGTTTACTTCAACCAAGACCATAGCACCGTCATCCACTCCCTCCGATTGATTGAAGAGGAAGCGACCCACAACATCCGGGGAACTCGCAAGGATTTGGAAAACATCTGCAACATCATTGAAGGCAAAGCCCCTGCGTTCAAGTCAAAGATTAAGACCAAGTTCTGCGTCCTCCTGCGTTGCGAGGATATGAAGGACGAGTATTATGGCTTTTGGGACAACTCGGACGAAGCCAATGTCTGCCTCCAGGATAGAATCAAGTCGCTTGTCGGTAAGAAGAAAGACCGATGTGTTGAGAGTACGATGATCAAAGTGAAGATGATTAACAATGCCTAAACCCAAATCAACCCCCTTAGAGCTATTTATGGATTGGCTATCCAACCAACCCGGCTTGGTGCTGAAGACCGT